TCTGGGGTTGCCCCGCACCGGCTAGAAAGAAATTGAGAAGTGGAAAGACAACGAAGTGTAAGGCAAACGCAATACCGCATGTCCACCCCACGGCTGGTCGCCAACCTCCTCGGAAGAGATCCATCTTGGCCTCTTCTTTATTCAACTCAATTTGGGCCATGTCTCGCTGGAAGTCCTGATCCTGCGAGGCTTTAAGTAGTTCGGCCTTGGCTCTATCCCGTGCGTCTTTATCTGGGATGATCTTGTCTAAAAGTTTTCCACCAATCTCAACGATTGCTAATGGGTTGACAATCATTTATTCCCCCCATGTCTTGGCCCCGGCTTTTGGCACCGATGTTGCCCACACTGATACGGATTGTTTTAGTCGTAATGGTGCACCGCAGTCAGAGCAAGTATCGGCTACGAGTTCGGCCTCGTCAAGGTCGTACCCACATGAAGCACAGACTTTGACTTCCTCAGTGCGACAGACTTTAACGCCGTCAATCTTGTGTGCTTCGATGAGTGTTTTCATGTACTAAACCCCTAGTCTATAAAAGTATACCAACCGGTTGCAATGTACTTGTTGCACGAATAAACAGGGTTGCCCCTGTGTGCGTGAGTAAATTGAGCAGGCCAAAGAACACAAGTCCCCGCTTTTGGTTTTATTCTAATCCCCTGCCACAGAAACTCTGTTTCGCCTTCACCATCTGGAATGTCATTCAAATATATCATCCACACCAAAACACGATCTGCATAAGCACGACAATCGGCTTCAATGTGCCAAACATGAAACCCACCTTTAGGAGGAGTCCTTTGTATTTTTACAACTTCAGATCTAGCGTTAACAATTTTTAAAGTAAAAAATTCTTCTATGTACGTATTTAAACAGTTGTCTAAAGTTTTATTTATTACCCCGCATACATCAGTAATACTATTTTCTGCAAATAAAGAAAAATCTAATCTTCCTATTTTTTGATTATCAAAATGACGTTGACCGTTTTTTATAGTTGATGGATTATTAGCCACATGCTTTTCAAAACGTTGAATTATGTATTCACAATCCTCTTGACTTAAAGCATTTTCATACACGCCAATAAAATCTTTGTGGTTTACATTCATTTAAATAAACCAAGTAATGATAGAATACCGAGTGCCTTTAGTTACAGGCATTATTTCATGTGGGTACATAAAGTTTGATGGAAAAAGAATAGCAGAACCTTTGGGCACTTTCATAACTATGTCTCGGTTAAAAAACCCCCACTCACCACCCTCGTAGTCATCATTTAAAGCAAAAGAACAAGACACCGCTCTAGGACGCTCTTTAAATGAATCAGTATGTTCTACGTAAAATCTGCCCTCTTTATACCTCAATAGTTCATATCCTGAGTCTTCTTCTATTCTACAGAAAGGAAATTTCTCATTATACTTTTTAATTACTAAACCAGCAGATTCAAAAATATACCGATCTAATTTCTGCCTAACTTTAGGATTTTTTTCTATAACGTGGGGGTATGAAATAACAATTTCTTCAGCCGTTCTAATTTGATCGTTTATTTCACCTCTACCTACTACCGTTCTGTGCCACTCTTCTTCGTTTTTAAATTCTTCTAAAATAGCATCGCAAAGGTTATGCGTTAAAGCATTTTCAAAAACAACTATATAATCGGTAATGTTTTTCATATGATAGTTTTTTGAATGTAATCTGTAGCAGTAGTCGGCACTTGTTGGTTAACTTTATCAAAATACGCCCATGCCTTAGCACCATAAGATTTTACATAATGCATAAACAATTGAGTGTATTCACAACCGTCAAATTTGTTACGCCAGTGATCTGCTTGACATCCAAGATACATAACAGCATTACCGGGTTCTAATTCAATTGATGTTTCAGAACCATCAGGCCGTTGAAAATAAATAGGCCAATCTTTGTCTTTTGAAAGATTAACTGTAAGGCTAATTTCACATGCGGGGCGATCTCTATGTCGAAGTAGTTCCGATCCTTCTTTATATACCCTAGCATACGTATACGTTGGCAAAACTTTTTCCCCAAGTAACTCAGATACCTCTGGCACTTTTTCAACCAACAAACGCACAAAAGGCATAAAATCATACATTGCGCTTGAATTTGGAGCCTGTGGATCACCTCCTATTTTAAATTTATCACAATGTATTTTAAACTCGTTGGAAATAGACAAAGCATCTTCTGGCGATATAAAATTTGGGGCATATAAATAATTGTTTTTAATTATTTCAAGTCGCATAATAGACCCGGTTCATATATTTCAACACCTTCTGGTATCATAGATGGATCAATAATATCATCAACTTCTCCACCAACTCTAATAGCATGAATACAATACGCAACAGTATTTGGTTCTAACGCTATGAGTTCATGCATCTTATCTTTCTTAATATAAATCATGTGCGGGGCTTGAAACTCAGAAACACACCCGTCTACAGTTACTTGAAGTCTACCAGAAGCCAAAAGCGTTAAATGGTCAAACTGATGCGCATGCCCATGTTCTAAGTCGCCAACATTTTTAAAATGCATCATACGACTATAGAGATTGGCCACACAACCAAGTTTTACTTCTGGATTTGCCATATTAATTTGCCTGTTGGTTTTGTTGAGCAGCGGCTTGCTCTGCTGCAATACGAGCAGCCTCTTCTGCGGCTACTTCGTCTGCCTTAGTTTGCCAAACTGCAAGGCAGGCATTTGCCCAAGCAGGGAGTTCCGTAATTGTGGTGTTGTCAATAAGAGGTGAATTGTATTCTATATGTCCAGTATTATTATCACGCTCATTCCACTGAAGCGCCCAAAAGTTTTCAGGAAGCCCACACTGGGACAAATCGAGGTCCGCATAAAATACACCGTCTTTACCAACAGCGTTATCTGGTCCAACAATCACGAGTCTCATTATTTACTCCTAACAAGTTTAGGTTTAACAACTTTAGCCTTTGGGGGAGCCTTTACATCAAGCATGGGTGTCTGATCTTGTGGCTTTTGAAAACCCAAAGACGCCAATAAAACTTTTTGAGATGTCTCATTAGCCTTGACCATCTCATTACGAAAACTTTCTACTGCCGCACCTGTTTGTCTTTGTTGACCGGAATTTTCAATCAGGAGCATTGGCATCCAAGCAATAGCACACTGATACTCATCAACCTGATTTCCAGTGTTCATATCATATCCTTGGACACGTGTAAACCACGTGCATTGCATACCAACACAGTCTTTTTTAATTAGCGGGCAAAAAGTTCCATTTTTAAGTTGCACTTCCTAATCTCCTAATTTTTAGTACACCGTATGAAATCTACATACTTAACAGCCAAATTTATAGCGTTACCACTAAACGTACCAGAAGCACTAGAAAAGGAGAATGGATGGTCGTGTGAACCTCCACCACCAGCCGAACCAGTAGCACTGGAAGTAGTAAAAAAACTCCTTGGATAGTTAAAATACGGGGAAGTGGGAGTTGGTGGAGCACTATTGGGGTGCGTATGTGAAGGGATTTGAGGTGTAGAAAGTGTTGTTGAACCTAACGAACCAGAAATACTAGATATAGAAACTGACCCCGTGGGGGTTTGAGAAGCAAAAGCCGTTGTAAAGTCTATAGAACCCCCCGTACTTGCAGACCCCGTTACGCACCTTAAAGTGCTGTTGTTATTACTTACGGTATCTTTAGTCCAACCGGTGGGGGCATTTGTTTGCCCAAAAAACATTACCGTTCCAGAGTCTATAGACGAGGCGACCGCAGAAGTCCAAGTTGTGCCATTCGACGTAAGAACATTTCCTGATGTTCCGGGGGCTACTAATTTAATTGTTGAAGTACTGTTTCCAACAATAACTGATTCTGCCGTAATAGACTCAAGTCCTGTACCGCCTGATACAACGGAAATGCCCTCAAGCGCATTCACAACGTCCGTGCCGTTGTTATAGAGAAGATAAGACCGACCTGCCGGGACTGCGATGCCTGTCTGCCCAGAGACCTTCACCGTGATGGTGTCAGCCGTGCCGTTGTTAACGATATAGGGCTTCTGGATGGCTGGAACAATCAAGTCTCTTGCACCACTTGTAGTACCTGTGAGGTTTAGACGCAGAGCACGAGCATTTTGAGAAGCATTAGTGTCAGTTAAAGTAAGAGTTACATTTGCACTAGCAAAAGTAACAGTAGCCGTCTCTACAAGGGCTTGCTCAATTGCGGTTCCAAGATTGGTATTTGTTACATTGCCCCAAGTTCCCGAGTTTTCTCCGGTAGCCATAAGTTGGATTTTTAAGTTGCTATAGGTACTTGGCATGGTTTATCCTTAGTTTTTAGTGGCTCTTATCAAGTCAATATACTTAACAGCCAAGTTAATTGCGTTACCGCTGAACGTACCTGAGCCACTTGAAAAAGAAAACGGGTGGTTGTGTGAACCTCCACCACCAGTCGAACCAGTAGCCGGACCCGTTGGACCATTACGTACAGTAAAGGTAGGATTGGATCCCTCACGAGAGGCTATCGGTCCCTGCGGCGTTCCGTTAGGATGGGTATGTGAAGGGATTTGAGGTGTTGTGAGTGTTGTTGAACCAGCCGATCCCGATATAGCCGTAACTGATATTGACCCAGTAGGTGTTTGAGAGGCAAAAGCCGTTGTGAAGTCTACGGAACCTCCAGTGCTTGCAGAACCTGTCACAATTCTAAGTGTAGAGTTGTTGTAGTTTGATGCGTCTTTAGTCCAACCGGTGGGGGCGTTTGTCTGGTTAAATACTGTAACGGTGCCTGCATCAAAATCCGCAGCCGCTTGCGATTGCCAAGTTGTCCCATCAGATGTTAAAACATTTCCTGATGTGCCCGGAGAAACGAACTTAACAGCGGAGGTTCCGTTTCCTAAAATAACGGCTGCTGAAGTCAGGCTATTTTGCCCAGTACCGCCAGAGACAGGCGATATTGCATTTAATGCATTAATAACGTCCGTACCATTGTTATAAAGCAAGTAAGATCTACCAGCAGGTACAGCCACGCCGGTTTGGCCAGAAACTTTAACGGTAACAATGTCTGCGGTACCGTTATTAACAATGTATGGCTTTTGAATAGCCGGTACGATCAGGTCTCTTGCACCCCCGGTAGTACCCGTCAAATTAAGTCTTAACGCACGAGCATCTTGTGCAGCATTAGTATCAGTTAAAGTGAGAGTTACGTTAGCACTTGCGAAGGTAACAGTGGCAGTTTCAACTAAAGCCTGCTCAATTGTAGTACCAAGGTTCACATTAGTAACATCCCCCCATGTACCGGCATTTTCTCCGGTATCCATAAGTTGAATTTTTAAGTTCGAGTATGTGCTTGCCATTATTTATCCTTAGTCTTTGGTGGCTCTAATAACATCGACATACTTCACCGAAAGATTTATAGCATTACCACTAAATGATCCCGAACCGCTTGAAAAAGAAAACGGATGTGTATGTGAACCACCCCCACCGGCTGGACCACTTTGTCCAATTCCAAAAGTAGGAGAACCCCCGGCTGTGGCGTAAAAATTGTTACCGGGATTTCTCGTTCCGGCAGGATGCGAATGTGAGGGAATTTGAGGTGTTGTAAGTGTTGTATCTCCTGCGGATGCCGTCACAGATGTAATTGAAACTGATCCACTAGGAGTTTGTGATGCAAAAGCGGTAGTAAAATCAACAGAACCGCCTGTTGAAACAGAACCGGTAACTATTCTAAAAGCATGCTGGTCGCCAGTAGATGCGTTTTTAGTCCAACCTGTTGGGGCGCTTGTTTGCCCAAATAAGGTTACTGTTCCACTATCAAACCCAGAAGGCAAAGCAGAAGCCCACGCCGACCCATTAGAAGTCAACACATTTCCAGAAGACCCGGGGGCAACAAACGTTACCGCACCTGTCCCGTTTCCAATGACCACAGAATCCGCAGTCAAGGTTTCAAGCCCTGTACCACCCGACACAACCGAAATGCCTTCAAAGGCGTTGACTACATCTGTACCATTGTTATACAACAAATACGAACTACCAGCGGGGACAGCAACCCCGGTCTGTCCTGAAACCTTCACCGTGATGGTGTCAGCCGTGCCGTTGTTGACGATGTAAGGCTTTTGGATGGCT